AGTTCAACAGTGAACTCTTCTACAGCATCGTTAGAATCCCAAGCTAGTTCATCAGCACCCAAGTTAATTGGGAACATACCTTTGAACTTGTAGCGTCTGTTTTCTTCACCAGCTTTAGTGTAGTGAATTACTTCAGCGTCTACTTTGTAGCCAGCAACACCATCGGTAGTATCTAGGTTAGCCGCATAATTATTAATCTTATGCATCCATTCTTCAAACTTGGCATGATGGTCCATAGTTTCCTGTTGAAGAACTGTAATATTCCAGTTTTCAAAAGTTCTATCGCCAGCAAGTCTTACCTGTCTGCCGAAATATGGAACGTCTACCTGTCCGATTATTGAAGACGGCAAAGAAGCCGCCTTACAATAAAAGGAAAAGTCTTGTCCGAAGCCTTGGTCTGTTAGTCTAACTTCAAATAGGTTAGGTCTAGCACCACCACTCTTCATTACGTTTGAAGCAAAATTCTGAATTGAAAATGCCATTATTATTCTCCTTTATCTATCTAATTCTTAGAACTATTTATTAAAACTTACCAACAACTTCTGAGAAGTCAACACCAGTTCTAACAGCAACAAAGTTCAATTGAATGAAGTTGATAGACTTAGCAGGTTTAATGTAAATGTCACCCACAAACTCATTTCTGTCAATTACTTCGCCAGTGTTGTTTGATTCGTCACAAACTACTCTGTAATCGTAAATACCTCTACGACCCTGAACATCACGTAGGAATGGTTCAACCATATTTACAAACTGTGCTCTAGTGAAGGCATCGTTGAATTCAAAGAGTGAGTATTTAGCACTGATAGCAATAGCTTTTTCAAGTACAATAAACAGTCTGCGAACATTAACACGGTCAAACGCTGAAGGTTTAGCAAGCATTGTTTTATCCCCGTAAAGGATAGTACCGTCACCTGGGAAGTTAAGAACAGGGTTAACACTGTTTTTGTAAAGGTCATCACGGTCTGCTTTCTTAGGATTCCAAGCAAGACGAACAACATTTTTGATGTTGCCACGGTTGAAACCAGCAGGAGACCACCATGGGTCACGAGTGTTATCAGTTGCCGCACATAGACCAGCAATATCACCGTTTACAGGAACCCAACGGTAAACATCGTTGTACTTGTCATACTGGTATTTCCAGTTACAGTCAGCGAATGCGTAAGAGTTCTGTGAATGACTCATAGCCATCTGATTGTCACCCAAGCGTAGAGTGTCAAGAACTGAAGTAGTTTCGCTACCAGCATTATTAACAACATCTGCGTATAGTGGAGAAACAAACGCTACAGCATCTTTACGGTCAGAAGCAATACGAGCAACACGAGCCATAACAGTTGTGTAATCAAGACCAGTAGACATTACAAATGGACCATCACCACCAGCAAGTAGTAGAGATACATCAATTTCGTCTGGGTCAGCAAACATATCAAACGCATTGATGAAGTCAGCCGCTGTTAGAGCACCGTTACCATCGTTACCACCAGAAAGGTCTAGAGTAAGAGGTGTAGTTAGTAGTGTGTAAGTGATAGTATCATCACCTAGGAATGAAGTACCCCAGTTAGTTGATGGAGCACCATCAGCATCAATAGGATGGTCCATCCAACGAACAAACTGTGACTGTCTGTTAAGAACCTGTGCATAGTAAGCAGAAGCTCCAGCTTCGGTTTTAGCATCTGGTGATTTTGATAGGAATGGGAATCGTTCTAGAACAGTTCCTTTAACACCAGAGAAAAGACCAAGACGGTCAACTACAACAACGTGAATTTCGTCATTGATGTTTGAGTTTCCAGTATCTGGGTCAGAAGTTGTATCCTTATTCATAAGGAATTCGTTGTGACCCGGAGATGTATCAAACTCTGATTTGTAATCCCAAGAATCAAACGAAGCACTATCTGCGATAGATACTGTCAGTGAGTTACCCAAAAGACCAGGATACATAGCGGCAAATTCACCGACTTCACCCTGTCCATTTGCGTAGTTTAGTTCATAGTGGTCATCATTCTTAATGAGCAAACCAGTTCCTGAAGCAGTTGCGTTAGTAGCCGCTGAAGAAACTGCGCGTGATACTTTAAGATTCTTACCATACGCTAGAAAGTTTGCCGCAGTATACCAAGAAACTGCGTTTTCGTTATTAGGTGTCCAAAACCTTTTAACAAGGTCATCTTCCGAACCGACTGTAACAACTTCTTCTACTGGTCCCCACTGAGCTAGGATAGCTGTAGCACCGATAGAAGTAGCGACTGCTGGAATACCAGTAGTCAAGTCGATTTCAGAAACATTAACACCCGGACTTAATTGAAATGGCATTGTTATTCTCCTTTTATCTTATAATAATCTATTCAAAAATATTGTAATAGTTAAATTTATTTATAAAATCTAATTTTTAGTCGTATGCTACCATTGGTCTACATGGTGCCACAATTGTCCGTCCCTATCTACAAAAACATCTTCACCAAGACCATCATCAATTTCGCCAAAGGGTACTAGATTTTCTTCTATATTTTTCATTCGCTCTTCATAAAGCACATGTCTGATATCTTGGTCAGCCATTTCTTTAAAATATTCTTGTGAGGCTATCCAAGCAAACATTACTAGAGTCATAACCATATCATCATGCTCCCCTTGCTCTGCCTCATAAGAATTAGCTCTTGAAACAAAAACTGTCATTTCTCTCAAAGTATCAAAATCTGGAACAATAAGCTTATCGCCTTCAATTAAATCTTTCAAAGATGTACAGCCAACTTTTTTAGATTGTTTGGTGGTTCTTAACCCCCATTCAAAACTTTTTGCAAAGCCAGAGTTAATATATTGCCCCTTACCAGGAGCAGATGCTATACTCATTACATTTTCATATTCAAGTTCATAATGCATTATCTCAGCAACTTGTTTACCTGAATCATTAACTTCAATAAGAACATAAGCATCATTATAGTTTTTGGCTAATTTTTCTATTACAGTTGGAAATACCATAGGAGGTATTTCATTATTTCTATATGTAGCAACTTGTTTATAAGGTATACTAGTTGCGTCAATTATAGAAATAGTTGAATAGTCTACGCCTTTACCATGAGATACATCCGCACATAAAAAATATACATGGTCATCTTGTGGTTTCTCGTAAACTTTGACTGAATTCCTATCATAAATTGGATTCATGAAAGGCATGGTTCTTAATTTAGCTCCATCTATCAGAGTATTAGAAGAACCAAGAAATTCAGTTTCGAACTCTTGTGAAAATTGCTCTCTTGAGGTATTTTTTATAGTTTCCTCTTTCCAAGCATCATCACGACCTGGTATTTCGCTCCAATGTACCTCTAGAGGAACATATGAATTATTACCATTAATAGCATCTTTCCAAATTTTATAGAAATGGTTCATGCCTTTTGGAGTAGATACCATTATAACTTTTGTATTTTTACCAGATGAAATGGTAGGATATACAGAGTTAAAGAATTCTTCTGCTAGGTGGTTTTCAACAAACGCAAATTCGTCAAGGAAAAGAACGTTGAAAGAATCACCACGAATAGCAGATGAAGAGGTAGCCGCCGCCAGTATCCTAGAGCCGTTTTCTAGCTCTATGGTGGATTTATTGAAAGAAAGTATACCTTGTTGAAGCCATGAAGGAAGATGCTCATATGCTGTTTGTAGCCTTCCTAGAAGTGCTCTTGCTGTTGCCAATTTGTTCGCCAAAAGAGCAACTGAAACATCTTCATTGAACAATATATAATGTAAGAAAAATGCTATAGTCGTTATTGATTTACCAGACTGTCTACCTATTTTACAAATAGTAAAACGATTCTCATAAAAAGTATTAATCATTCTTTCTTGGAAAGGATACAAATTAAAATTTGTCAAACCTTCATCCAAGTTAATGATTTTCATGTAAGTTTTTATGAAGTATATTGGGTCTGTGGCACATTTCTTATATTCTAATACTTGTTCTTCTGTCCATTGGATAGCAACATCCTTGGCTTTTAGGTTAGTATTGTTATTATATACTTCTGCCATTATTTATTTTCCTTTAGTGTTTTTAGTAATTCACTAGTGGAGCCGACAAATATAGCATTTTGCGTTACATTTTGAGTTTTCTTTTCTTTATCCACGCCTTCAAGTTTATCCATGGACTGTTGAAGTTCAGTCAAATCTTTGGCTACATCAGCCATAGTTTTAATTAGTTGTCCAGTGACTTCAAATGCCCTAGGATGCATTGAACCTGTAGCAACAGATAAAGATGATTCCAATGCTTTGTTTCCTTTATCAATCAAATCATATAAAACATCTCTGCGTTTGTCATAATCGTCTTTTATGTCATCTTCGCGACTTTCATTTTTAATATCGGAGTCGTATACAACCAAATCCTTTTCATCATCAGTTGTATCTTCCACATAAACATCAAGACAATCATTTATTTTATCTGTAACTTTATCTCTCATAAATCACCTATTATTTTGATTCAGGAAAATCCTGTATCGCATCTCCAAATGTAAAGTTATCATCCTTATCAAATGTATCTGGGGTTACTGTCTGTCTGGTTAAAGGATTAGAGCTACTATAATCCTTAGTAGCATCGTAAATATCCGAAATAGACTTGAGGATAACACCCTCTTCTCTTACAGGACCATACAAATATGTTTTTAGTGTAAAATCAAAAGTCCAAGTCAATACTCTTCTTGTGTCAAAGTCTCCTTCATAGGTATCTTCTTGAGTTATTGAATTTAAAATAATGTCTACATCTTTTGATATTTCCATTCCTGGAATGATATCGAATGAAATGCTAAAAGATGGAGCAAAAAATGGTAGTATTTGTTCTACAATCTGAATACCATCGTCACTATTTTTAACCATAGCTGTTAGTTGGAAATTCAGATTATATGGTACTGGATTGAATACTTTCATTTTTGATTTAGTATCTTCCTGTACCTCTTTAGTTATTCTATCAGTTTTACCTAGTCTTCTTTCGCCATCATATACCAAATCAAGCAATGTGAAAGACATTCTTGGCATAGTTAGAGGGTTTTCAGAAGCATTAACTCGTGATAGATATTTTTCTCTTGGACCATATGAAAGTGGCACTGGGATTTCTTTTAACAGAACCCCATCCGCGTCATATTTCTTTATACTAATATCATTAAATAATGTTCCAAATATAATAACGGACTTTCTTATAGTCCCATGATAAAAATGCCCACCGAACATTAATAATCTCCTTCACTAAATGGGTCAGTTTCCGACCAATCAATTACTTTATCAGCTTCCCACTCTATTGATTGATTATCTGCTGTTGCCAAATCAGTATCATTAGAGAACAAATTAGCTTGTTCAACTGGTGTAGAAAGTGTAACTGTTGCGCCAAGTAAGTAAGCCGCTGTTGTCTGGTTCCCTATAATCATCTGATTTGCCGCAAAAGTACCAGAAATATCCGATACCCTTAGAACCTTAGTTTCTTCATTCCAGCCTATAACGATACCTCTAGCAGTTGCTTCTATTAGATTTACGCCTTGATATACGACTTCATCTTTAGAGTAAGTTCCTGAGCCTGAACCAAGCGTAAAGTCTACAGCATATGTATTAGCTGTTTCCATATTATCAATAACATCCACGCCAGAATCTGTTCCAAATTGAGTTTCTTGGCTATAATTGTATACTTGAGCATTAATTGTATAAGTCAAATGGTCAAAATCGAAAAGTTTCTTCTCAAAATCGACATAAGTAATTTCCCATAGCCTATCTACGCCTTGAATATAAATCAAATCACCTTCTCTTGGAGTTTTTACAGTTGGGTTTAATGAAGTTATTTCATCTTCCCACTTTGTTATATTGACTTCAAAAGTTACTCGGTCATTTGCTTCAATGCCAAACTTGGATAGGAAATCATTTTCCTGTACACTGGTTTCGTTGAAATCAACCACCATTGTAATATCATAATATTGATTAAATGATGAAGATGTTACATCATTGAATACAGAATCAACATTTATTTCTTCTCTCAGTAAATATTTACATGGAAGACCAGTTACATCATTAACTTCTCTGCTTATATTATTTACCATACTCTTAGCTTCTTGCTTAAGAGACATAATATTAAAGCCAGATTTATTGTATGTCATGCCCATAGTTATTTCCGTTATCCTATCATAAAGTCAACTGGTAACTCGTATGTGTTTCTTAGACTTTCATCTAATCTTTCAATTTCGTCAGTTGCGTCTTCATAATATCTGGCACCGTTTAGAGTTATGTCGCCCGGAAGTTTAGCATCCTGAAACTTCAATAAGTTCATACCCCATTGCTGTTTAATAAGAGCAGTAGTGTATTTTTTAACCCAACTATCATTGTAAACTTCAGGATATTCTTCAGCATCTACTACTGAATAACATTCAGCTATGATAAAGTCTCCCGGTTTCAAAGAAGATGACATAGTATTAAAAATTAGTTTATCTTTATAGCGATTGTATTGTATAGAATCAGTACCACCCAACATACTAGATAGGAAGTCGAAATGAGTTTGTTTCATAACCATATCTGTTATTGTTGGAACAGAACCTGTATTGTAATCGCCTAACATCATTTGATATTTTGAATTAAACATACCACTATAATCAGATAGCGAACCACCATATGGTAGGACACGAATTACAGTTATTATATTTTCTGGAAGATTAATATATGAATTATCTAAATCTTCCTGAGTCAATTGATGTTTATAGTACAGTTTTTCAGAGCCACTATAATGGTATCTGGCAAACTTTGACAGACTATCATCAATGCGGTCTTCAATTTGTTCATCGGATACATCAATGTTTACCATTGGTGCTCCCAATCTTCTTAAACAATAATCTTTTAAGTCTTGTCTTGAGTTTACAGCCATTAAGAATCCTCCTTTATGTACTATTTATATATCCTACACTTTAAGATAAAAAAAGGGAGCCAAAGGCTCCCAAGATATTATTATTATATGTTTTTATTATTATTTAAACGCGGTGATAATATCTATTTCATCATCCAAAGCTAGAGGAATGTTGAATGTTATTGATGTACCGTTTGTTGCTGTATATTCAGAAGGTCTCAAAATCTGTCTACCTATGTATACCATTAAGTATGTAGGGTCATAGTTTACAGTATAGGTAGTAACAGTTTCATCAACAACTGTAATTGTATTTGGTCTCTGAAGTACAGGGACAGGATTATCACCATTAGCCAGTTTACCACTAACTAGATTGTCAACATGAGTAACAGTCAAGTCATCCGCTGGAATGGCTGATTCATAGTATACATTTGGTCTATCTGATATTTCCGACCAAGATATAGTAGCGCCTATTTTAGAAACATCTATGCTTTCTAGTTTAGCTTTTTCAACATCAGTATAGTTGTTTTGTGTTAGACCCCAACCTGTAATCTTGTCTACTTTGTTTGAAAGTGGTGTAGACATAATATTAGTTACAGCAGTTGAGAAATCACTAATCGTAGATGCTGGCTGAGTACCAGTGTGATTTGTACGATTTCTATCGTCTGGATGGTAGTGGAGATTTGTATCTCCTCCATTTGTCAAATCAGAACGCTGTATTGCAGTTAGTAGTCTAGGGTCATTATCTACAACTAGAGAACTTGTATTTCCAATGAGACCAGCTTCCCACTTATCAGTAGATTCGTTAAACTGAAGAACTGCCGTAGTGGAAGCTCCCCTATCAATCTGTATACCAGCATCTAGTGTACCACTACCCTGAGCTACAAAGTACTGGTCTGTAATTGTAGAGTTAGTAGTTGTAGCAATATCCTGAACTGTTGTGGTTAGTGTACCATTAACAGTACAGTCACCAGATATAGTTAGGTTACCATTTTCATCAAGATTGAAATATTGAGAAATTACTTTAAAGAAATTTGCTCCACCTGAATTAATAGTAACATTATCATCACCGTCACCAATTGTAGCATTTTCTGTAAATACAAGTGGTTGTTGTAGGTCAACAGTACCTGAGAATGTAGTTCCACCATTTACGGTCATATTGGTCATTACAACATCTGAGAAAGTAGAAGTTCCAGTAGATGAAACATCACCATTAATGACCAAAGCAGTGTTACCAACATTGTTTAGTGTTACTGATTTAGCTTCAAGTGAACCAAAACCTTCACCATTAAATGTGTCTAGTCTATACTTACCAGTAGAATTACTGAAAGTTATAGAGTTTTCATTACCTGTTGAATCTCGGAATGAAATAGAAGCATCTGATACCTGTGAGCCTTCACCTGGGTCATATGTAACAGGATTTACAATTAATTTACCTGTTTCTATAGAAGGTGCTTGGTCTGGAGATGTTAGATTACTACCAATAGGCATGTTGAAATTGTTTTGAGAAAGTGTCAAATCGCCAACATGTAGAGTATTGGCAGAAAGATACATGTCTTTTACGGGAGCAGTAGCGTTACCAATGGTCCATGTATCTGCTGTATCTGGAATCAAGTTCCCAGAGAAAACAATATCATCACCAACTTTGGAGAACATACCTTCAATGTTTGTTACATCCAAGTTTCCAGCAGAAATGCTCTTAGCTGTTATCTCATAGTCAAAGAACATAATTGCCTTACCAGCAACTGGACTATTGAATTTGATTTTAATAGTATCAGCATCAACAACCTCAATATTGGCATACAATAGATTGTTATCTGTGTCATAGGCAAAGTAACCAAAATCTAAAGTATTCTGGTTATGTGCTAAAGTCCACTCGGACGAAGCGACAGCCTGAGTATGAACATATGCTGATTTTTTGTGAGTCAAGGGATACCAAGTACGAACACCATTTATTGAAGAGTAAATGTAAAGAATACCATCTACTAGGGAAATTTGGTTCGTGGCTGGATTTGTTGGAAATGACCCATTATCCTTATCAAAAGATAAGTCACCGAACAGTCTCATATGAGACCTTACGGAAATAGAATTTCTTCCTGTAACTGCCATTTATTACTCCTGATTATTTTTAATGCGGTCATGATTGACACCGACAAAATACATTTCGTCATTCAAAACCGATATAATTATTTCTAGTAAAACATATTGTCTTCTTATAAAGTCTATTTGTTCATCCTTAGACATGTTCTGTCTATTTTCTTGGAATTCAATTATGTTTTTTCTAATTTTGTCAAACCACCCTTCGATATGTTCAGGAATAACCGTCTTTGCCATATACTTCACTCCATACTAACGATAAGTTTTTCACATCTATCGAAATATCTTCGCATTGACTTAACATACTGTTTGTATGTCTCCCTATCTTCATTTTTGGTGTAGTCAACTGTACTTGCTACTTCGGCAAGTTCGTCAAACATTTTAAGTAACAAATCAACTCCTTCTTTTGGGGAATTGGCTGTTTCAACACCATAATAATTTAATTTCTTCATTTATAAACCCCATAATTAATTGACTAATTATATTTATAAGTCGAACATGGGGCTTATAAATGAAGGGTTCATAAGAACCCTTCTTTTATATTAGATTATATTACGCACTAGGGTCAGTAATATCATCCATCTTCATTACAGAAACGCGAATCGCTCTAGCTTCTGATAGGTAGACAGTAAACTGGCTTGAACTATCAATAGCAATAGGTACGATATCGTTTGCGTAAGAACCATCACCTTGGTCAACCCACACATTTACAATAATATTGTCAGAAGCAAGATTATGTGTAATAGTATGTGAAGTAGCCGCTGTAGATGTAGTTGAGTAGCGCATACCGTTAATCTGTGTTACAATTGAAGTATCAGCATCTTCAAAAGCAGTTGTGATAGCAGTATCAGCATTGGTACGAGCAGTAACTTCAGCCGCTAGACCATCAGTGTTAGTTTTAACCTGATTGTCAAGAGCAGTTAGAGCACCTGTAGTAGTTAGAGCAGAATCAAGGTAGTTAGAACCTGTGAAACCAACCCAAGAACCATCAGTACCACTAATCATTCCACCCAAAGAATCCTGTGTAGTGTTCAACTCAGTTAGGATATCAGCCGCGTCATTACCAGAAGTGATAACAGCCTGATTAAGAGCAGTATCAAGAGCAGTAATACCATCAGCGATTGTAGAAGAAGCATCAAGGTAAGTAGTTCCAGACCATGCAATGATACTACCATCAGCATTTAGACCAACAGCAGACTGTGTAGCTGTAATCTCATCAAAGTTAGCTTTAACTTTGGTATCAAGTGCAATGTCAGCCGCTTTAAGAGTCGTAGCGTCTGCTATGTAGTTGGCACCAGCAGGAGCAGTGTAACCACCGTCTGCGTCAAGACCAGCACTACTCTGGATTGTAGCAATGTCATCGTCATTTGCTTTTACAGCCGCATCAAGAGCTTCGTCTGCTTCTACAAGAGAAGTAGCACTCTGGATGTAGTTCATAGAAGCGTTAGCAGTGTAAGCACCACCAGTACCTAGACCAGCACCTGTCTGTGTAGCATCAAGTTCATCCTGTACTAGTTTGATTCTAGCATCAAGTTTGTTATCCGCATCTTTAAGACCAGTAGCTGAAGATAGGTAGTTAGATGAAGCATTAGCAGTGTACGAACCATCGGTATTCAAACCAGCCGCTGATTGAGTAGCAGTAAGTTCGTCATTTGTTGCTTTTAGAGTAGAGTCTAGAATTGTATCGGCATCTTTTAGGCTAGTAGCTGTGTCAATATAATTGGCAGTAGCATTAGCAGTGTAAGTACCATTAGCATTTAGACCAGCGCCTGTCTGAGAAGCAGTAATTTCAGTGTCAATTGCTTTAACCTGAGCATCAAGGAGCATATCGGCATTAGCAAGGCTAGAAGCTCCGCCAATGTAGTAAGCACCAGTTGGGTTAGTACCAGCATCGAATGTACCTACTGCGACATAAGAACCATCGGTATCTAGACCAGCGCCTGTCTGAGTTCCATCAAGTTCACTCTGAACATTAGAAACAGCAGTTGTACGAGCAGTTGTTTCTGCCGCAATCGCATCAGCGTTTGTCTTAGCCTGAGCATCAAGGTCAGTCAAATCTTCAGTAATTGAAGAGTTGGAGTTGATGTAGTTGGTTCCAGAGAAAGCATTGTAAGAATCTGTAGTTGCGTTGTACACAGAACCGAGAGCAGTCTGAGTAGCATCTAGTTCTGTCTGAATATCGCTTTCTGCCGCAAGAGCACGAGTTCTTTCAGCATTAATAGCAGTAGTCAAGTTAGTTGAAGAACCGTCATCAAATGTTAGGTTACCATCAGCCGCGATGCGAGCCGCTTCTTCAGTATCAATAGCTGTCTGAAGGTCAGATTCAGCAGAGGTAGCACGAGAGATTTCAGCATCAAGTGCATCAGACCCACCAACTTTTAGCTCAGTGTTGATTGCTTCGATAGCACCAAGAAGAGTAGAGTTGAGTGACAGGTCAATTTGCATTGTTTCTGAATCAAATGTAGTAAAGTTAAGAGCACCATCTACAGTCAGACCAGCATTAGCTTCGATTGTATCAATCTTACCCTGTAGGTCACTATCAGCCGCGATACGAGCCGCTTCTTCTTCACCAATAGCAGTTACGTTGGCAGAGATAGCACCATCAAGGTTACCATCAGCCGCTTCATATGCCGCTACAACTTCAGAGAAAGAGTCAATTGCAGTAGCATCAACGTTGCTAAGAATAGCGTTAATCTGATTCTGTAGTGAAGTATCGGTTGTGATACGAGCACTTCTTTCGGTATTAATAGCTGTAGTGATATCGCCTGAAGTTCCATCAGCAAATGATAGGTCACCTTCAGCACCAAGAGCACGAGTTCTTTCAGCATTGATAGCTTGAGTTAGATTTGAAGAAGTACCGTCACCAAATGATAGGTTACCTTCTGCGTTTGTCGCTCTTGTGATTTCAGCCTGTAGGTCTTCATCAGTAGCAAAGGTACCAATTTGCACTGCGCCTAGGTCATCTACATAAGAGTATTTTAGTTTTTGGGTTACACCAGTTCCTCCAAGCATCCACATGCGTCCACCTGTGGTCTGCCCGGCTGGATTCGCGGTTAAAACCTCTACTGTGGCATTTTCAATATATGAGCCATTAGCAAGGTTAATACCGTGAAAAGTAGGGGCGAATTGAGCCATATTTTTCTCCTTATTTTAACGTTAAAATATTAAACTATATTGTGAGAAAGCACTTATAGTAAATATATCATTATTTAGAAAATTGGAGATTTATAAAATAGGTAAAAATCCTAAAAGCTATATGCCAAAAGAAACTTCTACTGCCCCAGTTGTCAATTCAGATAGATGAACCCTAAATGTGTTTTCATCTATAATTTCTATCCCAGCAAAGAAAGGTCTATTGTTGGAGTCTAATAATTTCTCACTAAATCTTGTTGTTCCCATATTGTGCTGAACAACCCACACCGAAGATGGCGTGTTAAAATCAAATCTTGAAATATTGAAGGCACCATTAATCGTAGAAACCGTAGTCTCTATTCGATTAACTTCTGTGTCTAAGTAGCCTTTGTTAACTGCCTCAAAGTTATCTGTAGGGTCTCCCTGTAAGTAAAGGGAACCAGTTAAGGTTCCCCCTTTCTTATCAAGTTTTGCCTTTTTTAACTTTTGAATCTCGGCAGTATTAATAATACTCATTAACTATCGCCTCAATATTCTACCCAAGTTGTATTAATTAAATTTCCTGAAACATCATATGTTATATTAAGGGTAGCAACTTTCACATCTTGACTGTTGTAATAGTCAACATGTGTCAGAATATCGTCATTGCTGGCATCATAAAACATTTGTTGATAATGACCAGTTTCATAATAAACCCATTCTAAATTTTCATTAGCATCGTATGTCATGTTAAGAATGACTTGATTTTCTAACCAAAAATCAAGTCTTAGACCTAAATGTTCAATCGGGATTGTATCTCCCGATTGAAACTCTGCCAACCCCTCTAAGTTTCCTGAAACGTAATGTGCTTTTAGCGGTATTTGTTTCATATACTTTCACTATTTAGGGTTAATTTTTTAGACGCTACTCAATACTTCTTCAGGTATAACATCACTATCTTCAATCATGTCTCCATAACAGAGGGCTAGAATTCTCATACCGTTGCCATTTGCTCTAGTAGAGCGTAGTGCTTCATATACACGATTATCGTTGTATCTAGAGGAAGAAATAAATGTAGATTCAGCAATTACACCAGCATCACAGTATGCAATCATATCAAGCTCTTGACCAGTGAACACAAAGCTCTGTGAGGTCAATCTATTAGGGAACGTAATTGTGAGTTTATTCCTATCAGTCATAGAAAGTTGTTCCTGTGTGTTCAGGATAGCATGACTGTCAACAGTATTGATAGATGCAAACTTATGAACATCCCATGGTTTCAATACATTCTTCTCGCGAACAATGAATCTTCTGAATCGCCCTTCGTTGCGAATATCAGGCATTCCAATTTCATGATTTTTTGCTACTGATATATCCGCTAGGTTTGTGTAACCATTTTGGTCGAACAACTCTTCAATTCTCTTAGGATTAGAAATCTCATAAGGATTGTTGATGTAGTATGAATCCAAATCTGACAAGTATGTTGGTGGCTCAGATGACATATATACACAGTGTAGTGGAGCAGTCTGTTGAGTATAAACAGTTCCAGTACCAACTTCAACATGTCTCTGGACAACGAACCAAGCATAATCGTCTGATTGGTCAGCAGAAGCATCATCAGCAAGATGGAAGAATATACCATGTGGAGCTACTGTCAATCTATATGACATTGGGTATGAATTTTCGACCGTTGATTTAGTACTTCTTCTGAAGAATCCTTTCTGAATTCTAGCTCTTTCAAAGATATAATCAGTTTCATCTAGCATTTCAGCAGATGTGCCAAGAACAGATTCGTAATTGTCACTAGAGAAACCAACAATTTGTTCTCTTATGAACCCTAGGTAACCTGGAGTCTTAATAAGAGGAGCTTTCATTCCATCTCTTCCTTCTAGTTGTGTAACCCTACCATTGGAAAGAAGCTGGTGTTCGGTTGCCACGTTTACTTCAAGGTATTCGTAAGGATAAGTTCTATCCGAAATAGATTGAATGTTTGTGGCTTGGTCTCTAAGCTCAACACCTCTATTTACATCAAATCTGATTCTCCATGCTTGAGGTTTTTCTTTGGTTGTATCTGGAATAAATTTACCAGATAGCTGAAGACCATTTGAAGATGATGGAAGTGTTTCGAGAACAATTGGACCCATAGAATGGTCTTTAATCTCAATAACTCTACTGAAAGGACAGTCAATACTCATCATTGGTTGAACATCCCATGAAGCCATTTCATCCATGATAACTTTACTTCTTAGGTATCTCTTATCTGGAGCAAAGAACATGTCTTTCCACAAATGGAAGTTGAAAGATATGTCGTTGTTGCTTCCTTCCTGTGCCTGTTGAATAACAGTATTCACTATAGAAAAATCTACATTTCCAGCTTCTGCGGTCACAGCATTAACTGTTGATGTAAATGTACCTATTACATCCCCTTTTGCATTTCTAGTGCTTCTGTAATAATAATAGTTAGTTCCTATTGATGATACAAGTTCGCCACCCAAAGGATACATTTTAAGCTCAGATACCCCACTGTCAAGAACCAATATATTATTATTCGCAACGGATGCCTTTATGAGAGGAACTGTAACTTCTCCAGATGCTTTAAAATAAGTCACCTTGTTATCATCGTGTTCATTAATAGCTGTAACAAGCTTAGATAAAACACTAGATTCTGTTTCATTTGGATTTGTAATTACATATGACCACTCAAAATTGAAAGCTGGAATTGGAATTCCAGTTCCATCTGGACCTCCAGCTTTTTCTGGAATTGTGATAGTATAAGTATACTCATTTCCTATTGGATATGTTCCAGCAGACTCTTCTGTTTGAGCTAGTAAAAGTTTTGAAGCCCAAAGATATGAGCTTGAAGGGTCATTTCCTGAATTCAAATAACGAGCATTTGAATTAACAAATGAAGTTGGAGCACTATCTGTCAATCTACCTTCATCTACAATACTAATTGTGAAAGGTCTTCCAGTTTCAGTATCCTTAACTTTCAATACATCGTCTTCTAGTGTCATAATGTATTCTGAAGACATAGATTGTTTCTTGAATGCCATGAACAAGTTTTTCTTGAATATTGATTCATTAGTCAAATCAGTAGCATCAATACCTTGAACAAAATCAAACTGGAATACTTTATCTTCATATGGTTTTTCGGAACCTGGATTTATAATACTAGGGTCAACTGCCAATGTGACAGTATATCTATGACCATAACCTGGATTTAAATCTTCAGGAACATCAATTACAATTTCATGCTCCAATGGAATAACATTACCAGATTGCCAAGTATTACCAGCATCTTCACATGTTGCTTTTGTGCCATATGTGGAAGTGATATCTGAGCCATCAGTAGCATCCAAACACTTATCTGATTCCGCTTGGAATAGAGGAGTATCTTTGTTTGTCATTATCCAGAAAGAGTGAACATTTTTGCCTGTCACTACGTCTGTGTCATACTTGTATTGACGAATATCACCAACTTGTGGAGTTGAGCCATTTGTTGACATAGTATTGTTGCGATTGGCATTGGTTATAATGTTAACAACTTTCATAACTTCTTTGCGGAAAACATCAGTATCCGCAACGAATTCAACTTCTGGGTCTGTATCGTTTCCAGAAGGTTTGTATGCTATTACAGGCATAGCCCAAAAACCTTCTGGGTCACTCTCAGCAACTTCAATCATATCGCCTTCGGAATCGTATTTCATCCATCTGGCATATGGTGCTTTTGGTCTAGATAATGGATACCATTTTTTCATACCGGGGGTAGCTGGCATTTCTTTTTTACTAACTACAAGGTGTCCCGCTTCCATTTCTGGGTATCTTTGAAGAGGGTCTTCTACTCCCTCATTTTTCCATTTAGGTTCATCATATGTTATTACTTTAGTTACTTGATTTGGGGTACCAATTCTCCCAGCTTCCGCCCACTTGTAGAATTTTTTAAAGTAGTTATCTATGATGCCTTTTGTTAGAACTTCATCATCAATCTCTACTCGTGTAATGAAAGGAGATACATCTTTAAACCCATGGTTTGGATATGTATCAGTTCCGTCACCTACTAAATCCAAAAAGATTTGCTTAAGTAAAGGGATAGTTTTGTCATTAGCAGTCGTTTTATTGTATGAGTCGAGATGTAGAATCTCGTTTCTCTTTACGCTATATCCAGCCATTTATTTCTCCTAATTAATTAAATAATTTGACGTTTGTATCTATTTATAACATGAATAATTTTTGTTGAGTACCATCGGCTTGATAAAAATCTATGTAAGATTCCAAAACAGTATCTCCACGAGTAGTTCTAACAACAGGAACACCATCGACTTCGCCATCTGACTCAATAAATTTCAAAAAACTACCATTTGACTGTGGAGAATTTTGAAAGGTACCACTCACTTCATCGTAAGATAGAACGTCACCATCCGAAATCGGCTGGTTAATTTGTACATTGAGTAAATCGCCTACGCTTAGATTCTCTAATTGTGTATTAATCAGATTTATGATATCTGGATTATTGGATAAAGCTTCAGCAATTTCCTGTAAGGTGTCGAGTTCAGCTACAGCATCTCCCACTACCATTTTTATAGCATACTTTATAGAACCTTCTATGGTTTCATCGCCTTCAATGATATCTAATCTAAGTTCAAAGTTATCATTTGCGCTATTCTGTAAAGTAATAAAAGAGTTCAAAGCCTCTTCTATAGTAGCTATTTCCGTCTGTCTTGCTAGTGTTTCGGTAGAAAGCTTTTGATTTGTCTCTGCCGTTATGATAGCATATGTGTCATCATCACCAGCTATACGTTCTTGTTTCTCCGTAGCCAACTCTTGGGTAAAGAAATCCTCAAGATTGGTTATCGCAGTCTGTCTATCAATAATCTCATTGTCGATAGCAGTTTGTAATTCTTGTAATCTTGTATTTATCGTGTTTAAGAAATCAGGGTCATTGCCTATAGCATTAGCCAGTTCATTAAGTGTATTTAATGTTTCTGGTGCCAAGTCTACAAGATTATATATGGCATTTAGAATTGAGCCCGGAACAGTTTCATCACCTTCTATTATATCTAGGCGATTTCTAATTGGCGATAGGTCGAGAACAATTCCCATTGTTCCATCATCGGAATCATTTATGGTAAATTCTTCATTGAATGTAAGTTTTTTTACATTATCTTCTGAAGTTCCTTCGCCTAAATTATTAAATCCAGATACTTTTATTGAGCCGCCAATGGTTAGCCATTGTCCATCATGCCAGTAATAGAATTCACCAGTAGATAGAAGTTTAGCTAGACAAGCTTCAGTTGGAACTTCAGATTGTAGTTCCAAATAAGTATCAAATTCGACATATTTTATAAGCTCTAAGTTTGTTCTAGCGCCTTCTTTTGTTATAGCACCAGTACCACCATCACTTACAGAAACATAATCGGTGTTTATAAATTCGGCAAGGAGAACTTCACCGTTCCCCTGAAATATCGCCTTTACTGGTGTGACTATATCATATTCGCCAGCCATCTTAACCGCCTACAAAAACATTTGGTGAACCTGAAGAAACTGAAGAACCACAATCAACGGGGTCACCAATTCTCCCCTGTTGTAGTGAATTTGTATATACTGTAGAAGACCCAGCCGCCAACGAACCATCATGACATGGAATTACACAACAATGAGTAGTCCAGTGGTCAGATTGTCTGTGTGCCGCCCTTGAATTTATAAAAACATTAGGAGAACCTTGGTCATTTGGTCTACTACCATAGCAACCATGACCAGTACAAACATCGTTAAGTCTACATGCCGCTGGCATATTAGTTTCCTCCTACTATTTCATCTATAGAACAACAACTTCTAAATGTGGCTGTGGGTTTTGGAATATCATAACCATCCTTCCAGAAAAGCTTTCTTATTATTTCTCTTTCTTGAGCGGTATTGCCCAATGTACAACCAACCATTTGTTTTTCTGGAGGTATAACCTCAAAATTCAAAGTTTTTTCTACAATTGTTCTATTATTTATATCATCTGACACACCAGCCGCAAAAGGATTATATTCAAAGAATCCTTTAGCTTTCATAGTAGTTAAATAAATCTCTGGAGTTACCCGTTTTCCATCTATATAAAAAGGCTCTTCGTGATTTAATATGAATCTATCTCTATCATATGACCAATTGTTTAATATAAAGAAAGATAAGTGTACAGTTTTTGGAAGATTTTGCCTTGGATAAAATCCTGTAAATTGCACAGTATGCTTACGAGGGTCATCTGGGTCTGGTTTTCCAGTAGTGGTTTCCCATAGACCATCTGTTACTGGAGCAATGTCAAAGTCTTTATAATTATCGTCTACAACATGTCCATAGTATTCAAACCATTTCTCGTGTTGATATGTAATTAAGAATCTATCATAATCACTTACATTGCCAAATATATAGTTTTCGCCATCAAATTGTAGACATTCTGGTAGTCTTCCAAATGAAATTTTAAAGTGCCAATTGATATCATATTCTTTCCATTCTGGATGCCACAATTCTTCCCATTTTGAAAGTTTATTATTAATTCCATCAAGATTATGTTCTATATCTTCAAATTCTACAACATGACCCGGAAGTTCTCCGTTTACTGTTTGATATTCTACCAAATATCCCGTATGATGATGTTTTCTTTGTACCACAAATTCCATCTGTTTAAGTCTATGTGAATTTTTCTTAGGGGAAGACTTTGGAATTACATGACCAAATGCGTTAGAACCTCTCCATCTAAATCTTTTCTCACCATTTATAGTTCTTCCAGAAATCCATTTTTCCTGTTCAGTTCCGCTAGTTTCAACATGTTCATAAGGTCTACCATGTAATCTTTCTTTTGAGATATTATAAGACTTAGTTACAAATCTTAACCATAAAGTATTTGTAGAAATACCTGTATTTGGCGAACTAAAGAAATTAGATTTAAGTGCTTCTTGTTTTATATCAAATGTTGTATTGAACGGATTGTATAGATTACCAATACCGTTGAATAATTCATAATTAGTATTTGGTATTAAGTGTCTAGACCTATAATCGGAATAGAATGGACTTCTTCTCCAATCCTTACGAGGTGAAATATCAACATAATCAACAAGATTTTTCTGGAATGATGTTACAGGAGATACTTCACGAAGTACATCATAGTAGTCTGCGCTTATGACATTTCTAACAATATCTGGAATATCATATTGGTATTCTTGTACATAGTTTCCTATACTGTCTGTAGATTCAGTATCAGGTATTCTATTAAAGTTAGAAAGGTCGATAATAGGATTAAGTTGTTTTTCTTGTGTTTTTGTTGTATTTTTCTGCTTATTATAAGCAAATTTAATATTGGTTTGTGAATATGGAATATCAATAGAAATAAATTCAAAATTATTATATGATTTTGTTTCTATTTCGGTAAAGAATTCACTAACATTATACTGAGCAATATCAGTATCAATAAATGTAGGTCCAACATTAACACTGAAAGATTTTAATTCTTGGAAATCGTGAAGTGCTCTTTGAACTCTGGTTCCAGTATTAATAAAAGAGTAATTAACATCAATTGTTCCAATATCACTTGGACCAAAGAATTGAGTTACATTTATTATACTTCTGTCAATAAACTTATTATATGAATTAAGTCTGTTTTCATAATCATTTACGCCAGAATCATAACTTAAATTTCTATTTCCTAGGAGGGAAATATTCAAAAGGTCATCAGAAGATTCTATTATGGTAGTTGTACCAAACTCAATATATCCTCTACCAGAATGAACACTAGAATGGAATCCAAATCCTTCATTAGTATCATCATATGCCACTTCAGAAGTGTTAAAACCAAGTCCTTCTCTTGGGTCTTGTGTTGCTACTTCAGAAGTGTTAAAACCAAGTCCTTCTCTTGGGTCTTGAGTAGCAACTTCTGAAGTGTTAAAACCAAGCCCTTCTTGAGAATCTTGAGTAGCAACTTCAGAAGTGTTAAAACCAAGTCCTTCTTGAGAATCTTGTGTAGCAACTTCTGAAGTATTGAATCCTAAGCCTTCTCTTGGGTCTTGAGTTGCAACTTCGGAAGTATTGAATCCTAAGCCTTCTCTTGGGTCTTGAGTTGCAACTTCGGAAGTATTGAATCCTAAGCCTTCT